GCGAGGGATATGATTCAAACAATGATAAAGTCAGCCACTAAGAAACAGTGGAATGGCTGGTATCGTCGTATCCTTATTAAAGACTTGCGTTGTGGCGTAAGCGAAAAAACAATCAACAAAGTTGTGGAGAAGAAATATGCTCACTATAGTGTGCCTGTGTTTAGTTGCCAGCTCGCTCACGATAGCGCAAATCATGAGGCTAAGGTGGTTGGAAAGAAACTTATCGAAGTCAAACTTGATGGAGTACGAGTTATTACTATCGTCAGGGCCGACGGGCGTGTTGATATGTTTAGTCGTAACGGCAAAGAGCTTGTCAATTTTCCTCACATAGCAGAGCAGATTAGTGCAGTAGTTAAACAAGATCCTCCGCCATATGATTTGGTGCTAGACGGCGAAGTTATGTCTAGCAGTTTCCAAGATTTGATGAAGCAGGTACACCGCAAGAGTGATGTACAAAGCGATGATGCTGTACTTAATTTGTTTGACGTACTACCTTTGTCAAACTTTGAACAAGGCTCTTGGGATAAAAGCCAATCGGATCGTAGCGATATGGTCTACTACTGGCACAAGAAACATAAAGATGCGTTACCTAATGTAGCAGTTGTTGGACACGAACTTGTCGATCTCGATACTGATGCAGGTAAAAAACGTTTCAAAGAAATTAATCAAAAGGCAATCGATGGCGGTTACGAAGGTATTATGATCAAAGATCCTAATGCTGGATATGAATGTAAACGTAGTGTGGCTTGGCTTAAACTAAAGCCATTTATCGAAGTGTCATTGGCTGTTACAGCAGTAGAAGAAGGAACAGGTAAAAATGTCGGAAAACTTGGCGCTTTTGTTTGCGAAGGCAGAGACGATGGACGTGATATCATTGTTAATGTTGGTAGCGGTTTTACTGATGCTGATCGCGATGCTTATTGGTCCGGTCGTGAAGAGGTGGTTGGCAAAATCGTTGAGGTACGTGCTGACGCTATCACACAAAACCAGGATGGAAGTTACTCTTTACGCTTTCCGCGCTTCTTACATTTTAGAGGGTTCCAAAGTGGCGAGAAAATTTGATATCCGCAGAAGTATGCACAAGGATATGCTCTATGGAGCATTACTAGAACTTAGCCAAAACGGTAGAGTCTGGCACGAAAGTACTGTAAGTCCTGAATACAGTCACTTAACTGAAGACGGTAAGAATGCTATTATTCATGTAGTCGAAGAAATGTTTCGCGGATTGCAGACAATTCATAAACAAGAAGTCAAAGAAGAAGCCAAACGTCAAACGTTAGAAGGACTGAAGTCGTGAGTAAAGCAAAGCATAAACCTTATCAATGGATTGATGGCGAAACTGCGGATCGAATTACTAGTCTTAATCTAAAAGACTATCGTGCTTACTTGAAAAAAGAATTACGTCAATGGAAAAAGAATCCTAAAACAGAATCAAATCCAGACGGCTATTGGTTACACCCTGAAGATGTTGTAATCAATATGCGTACCATTGAAGCATTAGATTTAATTATTAGCCATTTCCCTGAAACCTCGGATGATATAAAATGACAGAAGATCAAGAGTATAACGAATACGAAGCCTTTGCTAAACGTATGGAAGAAAGATTTCCATTAATGTTTGCGGAACGCTACGGCGGATTTGCTGTAGGTAAAGGTTGGTGGCCTATCCTAGAAAATCTCTGTGCCAATATACAGGGCAGGATTGATTGGGCAAAGAAGCAACACGATTGGGACGTTGAAAATAAAAAAGAACCTGCTCGTGAACTTATTCCGCAGGTAGTTGTAGAACAAATTAAAGAAAAGTTTGGCGGGCTTCGTTTCTATTATCAAGGCGGTGACGAATACATTCACGGCATGGTTACCATGGCAGAATCCTGGGCAGACTCTTGTTGCGAAGAATGTTGTGCTCCTGGCAAACGTAGAGATGGCGGATGGATTCGTACGCTATGCGATATGCACGAAGCAGAGTATCAGAAAAAACGTCAATCACCCGAGGATTATGCCAAACAAAACGGTTTAGAACTTTAAGGAGAAGTAGCATGGCAACCTGGACAGTAAGAACTTATTACAAAAAGAGTGTACAAGAAGTTGAATTTTGGGTTCAACGAGAAGGTAAAGGCAGAATTACTACCACCAATGGATTCCGTTGGGGAGAATGGTCAGTAGAAACCAGTGACGACAATCCTCCAGAATTTGAATTTACAGAAGTTCCTGGAGGCGATGGCCGAAAAGACAGCATCAATATGCTAGACTGCTCATACAATAATATTGAAGAAGTTGAACTTATCAGTATGGACGACGGTGGTTGCTGGTATGATATCGAGTTTGATGGCCTAACAGAAGAAGAGGAAGAAGAACTGCAAGAGTTTATCGACGAGAATAGCATTTACGATTTAGAAGATCGCGAAGATTCATGGTATCAAGATGAAACTGAATGGTGGATTTGGGGTCCTATTGAGATTAAAAACGAAGACGGCGAAACTGTACGCATCATCTGTGCAGATGAAGACGGTAATGTTATTGACTTTAAGGACGAAGAATGAACGAACGAATTCAACAACTTGAGCAACAGGCTCGTATCTATGCTGTCAAGCAAAACGAAACTACAGCAATGCCGTATAGTCAAGCATACGCAGAAAAGTATGTAGAGTTGATGGAACGAATGGTGTTGGATGCAATGGTAGAATCTGAATGGTTTCATGGCAAGGCAACCAATAATCAGCGAACCCAAGCGTATGTGGCAAGAACATTTCGGAGTTGAAGAATGAGCAAAGTATATCTGATCAAACCGTTAGAAAAGAAAAGTATCTGCTGGCACATTGAAATGTACCGCGAAAATGCGGATGGTTCAATTAGTTGGTTCAACATCGATGATCACTATCGTTGGGGTCAAGGGTTTGTTAAGAAGACATGGATTGTAACTTGCCTTTAGAAGGCGATGCTCAAGCACACGCTAAGACAGACTGCGGTTGGGGGTCTGAATTAGATGACCAACACGCTTGTTGGTTTGAATTTAGCGATGATATCACTGAAGAAGAGCAAGAACAAATTAAAGAGTGTTACCTAGAAGGCGATCCAGACGATGACGACGAGCGCAGTGGTGCGGCTTGGTTGTTTGAAGGCAATCATGATTGGCAAGTTGAAGATGACTACCTAGTTATCGACGCTCCTTTCCAAGTCAGTCTCTGTGAAGATGACGGTACTGTTGTTGAAGAAAACGTTAAATTACGTACTAGAGAAGAACTTGCTGAGTCTGTTCGAAAATGGCAGGAAGAAAATGGGAACAATAAGTGGCCGTTTTAATTGGCCTGTAACTATGCCCACTCCAAACAATTACAATAATAATCCTCCGGGTCATTACAAACATCAATATAATTTAATCGATGACAAGGTTGTAGAGTTCAAAGAACTAATTGTACATCGATTTAAAATGGGAGATGTGGAAGATCCAGACCTGTATGCCGCACAACCATTATTAGAATGGCAGGAAAGCGAATCGGGTAAATGGGTTATGAGTCACGCTGTAGAAACTCCTATATGGCATAGACATATGGCTCCAATGAACTATCATACCGATTATGCTATAACAGCCAAACTAACTGCTCAAGATGCTACATTTTTTATATTAAAATGGGGCAATAGCATTGACAGAATCGGTACATTTCAAGTATAATACTAGTATGAAAATTAAACTTGTGTCAGATCTCCATTTAGAGTTTAGCGACATCAATATCCAAAATGATCAGGATTACGATGTGCTTATTCTTGCCGGCGATATTATGATTGCAGAGGAACTCTACGACCATCCTGTTGTGCCCAGCATCTACGAGTATGGTGCGTTTGCTGACCTTGGACGTAAACAACAAAGGGTAGCTCGCTTTCGTGACTTTTTGAAACGTTGCAGTTTCCAATTCCCAAATACAATTTACGTAGCGGGTAACCATGAATTCTATCACGGTAAATGGAATCGTACACTTACTGTACTATCTGAGGAGTGCGCTCAGTTCCCTAATGTCTACTTCTTGGAGGCAGGCTCAAAGAAAATTGATGATGTAACATTTATTGGTGGTACATTGTGGACTGACATGAACAAAGGTGATCCTTTGACACTCCATGCTGTGCGGGATATGATGAATGACTTTCGTGTTATCAAAAAGGAAGAAGAAGGTTACACTAACCTTAAGCCACATGATACTGTTATCCGTCATCGTCATATGCTTGGCTACATCAAAAATGTAGTAGCAGAACGCCCTGACGAAAAGTTTGTTGTAGTAGGACATCATTCGCCGAGTTTCCAAAGTGTACACGAACAGTACAGAGGTGAAACACTAATGAACGGTGCTTACCACAGTGATTTGAGTGAGTTCATCTTGGATCGTCCACAAATCAAACTGTGGGTACACGGTCACACTCATCATTGTTTTGATTATATGATTGGTGAAACAAGAGTTGTGTGTAATCCACGTGGTTACGAATCAGATGGTTACAGCGAAGATAGTGGCTGGAACCCTAACATAGTATTGGAAGTATAATGAAAGTTGGATTAAGTTATAGCCGTTGTGTTCGAGACATTGTTGATGGTGTTGTAGATATCAATGATGTTCTTGTTCTCATTACTCGTACGGACTTTGATCCGCATAACGATGAACAATGGGGCAATATTTGGGAAGGCTACGGCGGTGGTCGTAGTGCGGGCAGTATCTGGAGTAACCCAGAATGGACTGGTTATCATAACGAACAACAGTTTCGTGATATTAGCATCGAATTGTATGATTCGGGTAAAATGCACCAGCCAAGAAAGTTTGGCGCACATCCAAGTCGTCGCCCAGAGATTTGGTTAGAAACAGTTTTGCCTAGCAGTGAGTTGGCTACTAATCCCGCGGCCAAGGCGGCATGGGATAAATTTCAAACAGTGGCTGGACTAACTAATGTAGAATTAGATAAGGAGTATAAATGATTAAAGGTATTAATTCTAGTGGAAGATTTGTTACTGTATCTGGTGGCCAGCCCAGCAGTAACTATATTAGTCCTGGCTCCAGTGGTGCAGGTATGTTGCGGTATAACCCTAACACGAGTGCTATGGAAGTCAACGATGGCAATTCATGGCAACAACTAAACATGAATTATGCCACTGTTGAACTTACACAAGAAGCAGAAAGTTTGTTAGAGTGGGCACGTGAACAGCGTAGTAAGCAACAGGCCAGAAAATATGCCGCAGAAAATAATCCCGCACTGAAGAAAGCATATGAAGCAATTCAACGTGCAGAAGAAAACTTTGATTTATTAGAAGCCATTGCTGGCAAATATGAATCCGAATCAGAACAAGTACAGAGTGCGCCATGAGTAATATTAAAGTGAGATACGATGCTACCT